CGACCAACTCGACCGGTATGACTGAGTACAGAATTGCGTCCGACAACAGCAACCCAATCTTCAGCGGCATGGCGGTTATCCCGTTAGCTGGTGGTGTGATTGACGATCTACAGGCTGCGGCCGGTGGTAACGTATCAATCGTGGGTGTTTTCGGCGGATGTGAGTATGTCTCTTCGACTACTGGTGAAACGGTCTTCGGCAATTTTTGGCCTGGATCAGGCGCGGATTCTACATTCCCTGTCAAAGCCTTTTTGTATGATGACCCAAATCAGTTGTTCACAATTGCTACGTCTAACGTAGTGGCTGCGGCCAACACTGAAACGGAAATTCGTGCTGCCGTATTTGCGAACATCGCGTTTGCAACAGGCAACAGTGGATCTACTTCTACTGGCATGTCTTCTGCTACAGCGGATCTGAACACAATCGCAGCTACCAACACATTGGCTCTACGCATTATGGGTGTCCAAAATGACCCCGACAATGCTGACTTCACTGCTGCTGGTATTCCACTAATCGTTCGTATAAACAACCACTTCAATGCGCCTACTGGCTCCATTGCAGCGGGTACTGTTTCTACGACCGGCGTATAAGGAGGTCTAAAACATGGCTATTTCACGCGCACAACTAGCGAAAGAGCTTGAACCAGGTCTCAACGCCTTGTTTGGAATGGAGTATGATCGTTACGAAAATCAGCACTCCGAAATCTATAGTACTGAGTCCTCAGATAGAGCATTCGAGGAAGAAGTTATGCTATCCGGGTTCGGCGCAGCGCCGACTAAATCGGAAGGCTCCGCCGTCAACTTCGACGACGCGGGTGAAGCATTCACTGCTCGGTACAACCACGAAACCATCGCACTTGCGTTCTCAATTACTGAGGAAGCAATCGAGGACAACTTGTATGACCGCCTCGGCAGTCGTTACACACGCGCCCTTGCTCGTTCGATGGCCCACACTAAGCAGGTTAAGGCCGCTGCGGTACTGAACAATGCGTTCACCGCTGGTGCATCTGCTGGCGGAGACGGTGTTGCACTTTGCGCTGCTGATCACCCGCTTACAAACGGTGGCACTTTCGCCAACGAACCATCAACTGCTGCTGATCTGAACGAAACTTCCTTGGAAGACGCTTTGATCAACATCGCTGGTTTTGTTGACGAACGTGGTTTGAAAGTCGCTCTACGCGGTTTGAAACTTATTATCCCACGTCAACTGCAATTCGTTGCAGAGCGTTTGATGGTTTCTAACCTCCGCGTCGGAACTTCTGACAACGACACAAACGCACTTCGCTCAATGGGTATGTTGCCTGATGGTTATGCCGTCAACGACTTCCTGACTGATACGGACGCGTTCTTCCTGCTAACCGATGCTCCTCGTGGTCTTATCCACTATGAGCGGATGGCTCTTGCAACTAACATGGAAGCCGACTTCGACACAGGCAACATGCGATTTAAAGCTCGTGAGCGTTATAGCTTTGGCTTTAGTGACCCACGTTGTGTGTTTGGCTCACCTGGCGCATAAAGTTAGGTACGTCTTGTAGCCACCCTACAAGATGGTTTCCCAAGTCAGGGGCGGTCTTCGGATCGCCTCTTTCTTTTTGTAAAAATCTATTGTACTGTTTGGGCATCCCTGACAGTCGCATTGGGCGGCTGACTTAACCCTGACAGGAGATTCTCATGGGTAATTCTACATTTAGCGGTCCAGTACGGTCTGAAAACGGCTTTCAACAAGTCACCAAAAACGGAACTACTGGTGAAATTACACCTTCGCAATTTGCGTTACAGACGATTGCCACCACAGGCAACAATGTCGTTGACACAAGCTCAGGCACAGCCGCAGGCGCAAATAACGCCAGCTTAGATACGGGTGCAACTATCTTTGGCATTGTGCCAAATGCAATTGGTGCGGGTGTGCCAAAATCTGGTACAAACCACTTTGTGAGTAAGGTTGACGGAACAATCGTATCCACATGGATTATCGACCTTCAAGCTGGCTATAAAAGCGGCGGTGCTGCTGGTGACGCGATTGGTACGGCTGGCGCAGCTTCAGCACACATTGGATCAATTACTAAAGAAGTAAACGGCATTCCAATGCTCATCGAAATGGGCTGTGTCGAGGTTCCAACTGGCGGCGATCCAGACATTAACTTAGATTGTTCAGCCACAGGAACTACAGCACAAGACGCAGCATTGACAAGCGGTACAAACCTCTTGAACAACGGTGACCTATCTTTAGGCTTTTACGCCACAGCAGATGCTGGGGCTACTCTTGCTGCTATGACTAAGAAGTTTTTGTATCTCACCACTGGCGCTGCCACTGACGCAGCGTACACGGCTGGTAAAGTATGGATTCGCATCACTGGCATGGCCGTAGACCATGACAACGGCTAATGTTTAATCTGGTGGGGTTAACGCCCCACCGCTACATATAGGAGATTAATATGGCTGATGCGGTAGCGACACAGACGCTTATAGATGGCGACAAAAAAGTAGTTCAAAAATTTACTAATATTTCCGATGGTTCTGGTGAAGCTGCGGTTGTTAAGGTTGATGTTAGTGGTTTGGCTAAAAACTCTCGCGGTAAAGTTTGTACAGGTGTTGTCATAGAAAAAATATGGTGGCAGTGCATTGGCATGAAGGTTCAAATACTTTTTGACGCTTCAACTAATGTTTTCTGTATTGAGTTAGGTGAAAACCAAAGTGGTAATCAAGATTACACTAATTTTGGTGGTCTTTCAAACAATTCTGGAAGCGGCAAAACTGGTGATGTCCTTTTCACGACTGTAGGCCACACTAGCGCAGATACTTACACCATAATTATGGCTATGCGGAAAGAGTATGGCTGATTCTAAAAAAGGCGAGATGCCAAAGCGCAACAAAAAGAACTTCCGTCCCACAAAGTCTGGGGCGGGAATGACAAAAGCTGGCGTAAAGGCATATCGTAGTAAAAACCCCGGTTCTAAGCTTAAAACAGCGGTGACAGGGAAGGTTAAGCCCGGAAGTAAGGACGCGAAGAGGCGTAAGTCTTACTGCGCACGATCTGCTGGGCAGATGAAGAAGTTTCCAAAAGCGGCAAAAGACCCTAACAGCCGTTTGAGGCAAGCTCGCAAGCGTTGGAAGTGTTAAATGGCAATAGGTCGTAGTCAAATGAGTAATCAAATCACCAAACCGCCCCAAAAAAGGGACGATATGCCTAGAGGTTTAAGTTACTTTAGAAAAGGTGGGGCCGCTTCAAAAAAATCTAAAGGCAGTAAAATATGTCCTGCTGGAAAGGCGTGGGCTAAACGAACATTTGATACATATCCAAGTGCTTATGCGAATATGGCCGCTTCTAAATACTGCAAAGACCCTAATTACGCTAAAGGCGCAAAGGGTAAGAAAAAGAAGAAAAGCTAATGGGTGAGCTTAAAGATTGGGTAGATCAAGATTGGGTTCGTATCGGCACTGACGGTTCCATAAAAGGCCCTTGTGGTACGTCAAAAGATAAGAAAAACCCAGATCGTTGCTTGCCTCGCAAAAAAGCTCAAAGCCTTTCTAAAGAAGAACGTGCAAAAACTGCTCGTAAAAAGAAACGTGCAGGAGCAAAGGGAAAAACTGTGGTATCTAATACTAAAAACGCTAAAGTTCGTAACATGGAAAATGGTGGTGCTGTAGAAACTAATTCTAAACGTAAGTTTAATGGCAAAAACGTACCCGGCACTGCTGTTGCAAGGGGTTGCGGTAAAATAATGTCCAACCGAAGAAAGCGCACAACAGGCGCTGTAAGCCAATCATAAGGAGTTTATCATGGCTATGAAGAAAAAAGGCTACCGAAGCGGTGGCAAAGTTAAGAAAATGTCCAAAGGTGGATCAGCAGGCGGTAAAACAGTTCGCCGTATGTCCAAAGGTGGAGCCACTGGTGGCAAAAAAGTTATGCGTATGACAAAAGGTGGAGCCGCTGGCGGTAAGAAGTCACTTGCTTCAGCAAGAGCATCTCTTCCTGCTGGCTATAAGATAGTTAAAAAATAAAATATGGCTTATTTGCACAGCAATATACCTTATTTTAAGGCATGGGTTCGTCGTGAATACACTCATAATCATGAGGATTATCACGGCGAATTCTTGCACGCTATGGTCATTGGTGTAACAACAATACCAAACAGATGTTTAAGTTTTCAGGTTATATTTACTGGAAATGAGGCCGAAGGCGAAGATGAAGACACAGTGCATGGTGGTGCAATGTGGGCTAGAATGCCAATAACTGCACTTGTAGGTGACATTCCCTTAGAAGAATGGCCTGAACCTATGAAAACATATGACGCACAGCCTTGGGATTGCGCCTCTCATACTCATTCTGTCTATGTTATGGATAGAACCACTCCTTGCCCGTGGATGGCGAAAATTAACGGTGAAATGCACCCTGCAAAGTATCTATTTACCGTTGATTACACAGATAGCGAGGTCGCTGACGATCCAGCGCAACATAAGCAAAACCATGTACTTCAGCTATTAGATGCTGGTGAGTGGACGGGTAATATTGTTGCGTTACCTAACAACCGTGTGCGCGTAACGCACCCTGCGTGGTTCCAGACGGGAGAAGGCGCTCCTGACTTTAAACCATCTCAGCATATACATTATTCTAAATCTGATTTAGACTACACATTAGATGTTAACAAGGTTTT